GTCCTGCCCAAGGCCGGGCGCGGAGGGCAGCGCCTCGACTTCGACATCGGCGGCGGCAACTCGAAGGACAACATCAGGTACGCCATCGCCAACCGGCTGCCGGTGTCCTACTACTACATCGACAAGACGGAGAAGTCCACGACGCCCGGTGCTCGAGGACAGCGCGAGGGCAACCCGCACGCGATGTGGGTCGACAACCGGACCGGTAGTACCTACGTCCACGTCTACGTCGATCCCCGCTCCGCCAGCGCCACGGGCGGCCTGCCCGGCTGGCGCACCTTCCTCCTCGACCGAGTGCAGAACGCCTCGGTCATCACCCTGGGCACGTCCTTCTTCGGCAAGCCCATCAAGTTCCGACTGGCACCCGGCTACAACCCCTCGTGGTACCGGACCGTCGGGACGCCCATCCAACTGGCACAGCCATAGGGAGTCTCCTTGACCACCCCTCAGTCCACCGCAGAAGCAGTCCTGGCCGCCACCGGCCCTCTCGGGTTCGACGAGCCCTCCGACACCCCTGAGCCCGCCGAGGCTGAGGTCGGAGAACCGTCCGACGAGTCCGAGTCCGAGTCCCCGCCCGACGAGGGCGACGCGCCTGAGCCCGAGGCCAAGCTGTCCTGGCGGGATGCCATCACCCGCATCGAAGCTATCGACCCGCGTGCCGCCAAGCTGATGAAGCAGCTTCAGGGCGACTACACCCGCAAGACCCAGGAGGCCGCGCAGGTCCGCAAGGAGGCCCAGGCCGAGCGCGCGGCGCTGCTCAAGGGCAAAGCCGAGCTGGAGCAGATGCGCTCCGAGTTGCCCGAGTACGACCCCTGGAACGAGGACTCCATCAAGGCGCGCATCGAGCACGAGGTTCAGGTTCGCCTCAACGCGATGCTCGAGCCGATGAAGCAGGAGTACGAGGTTCAGCAGGCGGAGCAGGCCTACAACCAGTTCCTCTCCGAGCACCCCGAGTTCGAGACTGACTCCGCTCTCCGCTCCGAGGTCCAGCAGGCCCTTGAGGCGAACGCGGCCCTCGACCTGGAGACGGCCTACTGGGCTGTCGTCGGGCGGCGGAAGCAGGCTGCGGCAGTCGAGGCCCAGACCAAGAGCAAGGCCACCCGGCAGGCTCGCAAGCAGGCGGCCCGCGCCACCGGCCTCGGGCGCAAGGGGCTCGCGGCGCAGCCCTCCCGGTCCGAGGTGCGGAAGATGAGCAACGCGGACCTGCTCGCTCTCGCCAAGGCGATGCACAACGGCTGAGGTTGCAGAACCTCGAAAAACCCAGTAGACTCCCAGCAAGGCGCGAACCGCTACGTCTACCCCGCTTCGGCGGGCGACCACTGGAGGGGCGGCCACGGCACTCCCCGTCGCTGGGAACACGCTTTCAAACAGCAACTTCCTTCCTTCGGAGGCCTCAATGGCTCCCCAGTCGGTCCTTTCGACCACGCTCCAGCTTCTCCGCGACAAGCTCGTGGACAACTCGTTCCTCGCTCACCCGCTCGTTCGCGCCATCGAGGAGCACGGCAACCTGATCAAGGTGTCCGGCGGCTCCCGCGTCGAGCAGCCCGTCATCTTCGGTGACCACAGCACCATCACCGAGCTGTCGAACGGCTTCGAGCCCGTCTCGATGGCCGTCAGCGACCCCTTCCAGACGGCCAAGTTCGAGTACGCGAACTTCACCCAGCCGATCGTGCTGTCCGCCGTCGAGAAGGCCGCGAACAAGGGCGACCTCGCGGTGGTCAACATCCTCGAGTCCAAGATGAAGAACGTGATGCTGTCCCTCAAGAAGGAGGTCAGCAAGCAGGTTCTCGTCGGCGATTCGGGCAAGATCACCACGCTCCAGACCCTGAACGGCAACGGCACCAGCCTCGTCGCTCCGAACACGACCGGCTGGCTGGAGGGCGTCGCCCAGGCGTCGCAGACCAACTCCGTCGGCGGCCTGAGCAAGAGCACCTACCAGTCGAAGAACTGGTACAACCAGTTCGTGGACGCTGGCGGCGCGCTGGCCCTGTCGCACATCGACGAGGCCTTCATCCAGACCCAGCTCTACAACCCGAGCGGCACGACCCCGGACATCATGCTGGTGTCCCCGAGCTTCTACGCTGCGTTCCTGGCCCTGATGGACCAGCGCATCCAGTACATCAGCGTCGGCGACCGCGACGGCCTCAACCAGACGATGGTGGCGACCTACCGGGGCGCTCGGATCTACGTCGATCCGAACATGGGCTTCACGGCGTCCGGGGCCTCGGGTATGGGTGCGAAGGCGGTCTCCGCCTACCTGCTCTCGTCCGACCAGTTCCAGCTCTACGTCGACACCGACGGCTTCTTCAACGTCGGTGAGATGATGCCCGTCCCCGGCACCGCCACCGAGGCCGCGATGGTCTTCTGCCGGATGCAGCTGGTCACCGGCCACCTCGCTTCCCACTCCATCATCATCGACGCGGAGGCCTGATATGGCTGACTCGACCCTCATCCAGTTCCTCGCCGAAGGCGAGGGCGCTGCCACCGGCAACCGTCGCCAGACCGAAATCTTCCTGAGCAAGGAGGCCATCGGTATCGGTGAATGGGTGGCCTTCGACTACGCTGCGACCGCCGACGGCGACGTGACCCTCGGGGTCTTCAAGGCCGACGGCAACAGCAGCCCCGTCCGCACCCCGATGGGCGTCGCTCTCAGCGCGACCTCGGCGGCCGGGCAGGAGGTCAAGGTCTGCATCAGCGGTGTGTGCGACGCGAAGGTGTCGGACAACGGCGGTGCGGGCAACGCCATCGGCGCGCTGCTCCAGATCACCAACACGGCCGGCGTGGCCGACCTCGCCTCGGCTGCCTCCGCCCAGCCGGTGTGCGGTATCCTCGCCGAGACCATCGCCCCGGCTGCGGGCACGGTCACGGCTCGCGTGGTGGTCCGCAAGTCCTTCTGAGTCCCCGCTGCTCCCCTCCCGGGGAGCACACAGGCCCCTCTCTCAGCGTCCGGTCGCGATCGGCGTAGGGGGAGGGGCCTCCCTCCATCAAGGAGCGCGTCGTGAACCTCGCAGACCTCCGGGCCTTCGTCGGCAACCTGCTCGACTACGACCCCACGAACGAGACCTACGACACGCAGCTCGACGCGTTGCTCAACGACGCGCAGGTCCGGCTACTGACCGACCGGGCCTTCGACTTCTGCCAGCGGGAGATGGACCTCATCATCCCGACGGACGACACGGCGTCCTTCTCGGTCAACAACGGCTCCGCCACCGTGGCCGGCGCGGGCTTCCCGGTGAGCACCGACCCCGTCCTCCCTGGCTCTCAGTGGGAGGGGGCGGAGGTCCGCATCACCGACTCCGCTGGCGCGGTGGCCGACTATCAGATCCGATACGTCAGCTCGGCGAACCAGCTCTTCCTCGACCGCGACTTCGAGGGCGTCACCGGCACCTACACCGTCACCGTCAAGATGCGGGAGGTCTACCTCCCCTCCGACACCGCGACGTTGATGAACGTGAGCGACCTGGAGACCGGGCTTCCGACGCCGCAGTACCACCTCAGCAAGTTCGACCGCGACCGGGCCAGCCTCGACCGCGACTTGCTCGGCACCCCTGAGGCCTACATCCCGTCGCAGGGCATTCGCATCCCCGCTCCGCGACTCCCGACCGGCGTGTCCGTCATCACCCCCGGCGCTGGTCGCGGGGTTCGCACCGTGACGGTCTACATGGTCAACGTGTACGGCCCCGGACCGAACACCCCCATCGAGTACCGCGCTGGCGTGTCTGGCGGCCGTGAGAGCGCCCTGTCGGCCCCCAAGACCTTCACGCTACAGGACAACGAGGAACTGAGCTTCACGCCCGAGACGCTGCCGTCCTCGACGGGCCTCTACCGCCGGTACTACTTCACCTGCCCGCAGCTCGGCATGAAGGCCCCGGTCCGGGTGAGGCACGCCATCAACAGCCCGCCGGGCCAGTTCGTGGACACCATCGCCCCTACGGGTGGTGTGACGATTCAGGGCGACACGTCGATCGCCACGCTGGCCTCCCAGGCCTTCCAGGCCGCCTCGACCCGCTTCACCGGCTCGTCCGGCGTCTACCAGTCGTTCCAGCTCTACCCGCACGTCTCGTCCGACACGCGCTTCACGGTCCGGCGGCTCGTCGCTCCGCGCCCGATGCAGGAGGACCAGGACGTGCCGCTCGTGCCCCAGGCCTACGCCCAGGTCATCGCCTTCGCGGCGTTGGAGCAGGTGACGCTCAAGCACGACAACCCGACCCTGAGCAACGTCTACGAGCGGAAGCGGGTGAAGATGATGCAGGAGCTGGAGGCGCGCTTCCTCGGCAAGCCCCCGCGCCGCATCATCCGTGGGCAGGGCATTCCGCCCATCTACCCGAACCCGTTCGGCCCGCTGTCGTACACCCCCTGAGAGGCCACCGTGCAGGGCATCACTGACCAGACCCCCGAGCTTGGCGCGGTAGTCGAGTTCCTGCCGCAGCCCAAGGACGCGATGAGCGTCCTTGAGAACGTGACGGTGGACCCCAACACGCTCGGGTGGAGCACGCGGGTCGGCTACGAGAAGTACCGGCCGAACCCTGCTTTCAAGTTCCAGCCCTTCCACAACCTCGGCCCCATCTACTCGCTCTTCGTGTACGAGCAGCAGCCCTCGGGCTCGCGCTACACCGTGCTCTTCGAGTCGGGCGGCACGCTCTACCTGTTCTACGAGGTCGGCACGGCGGGCACCCTCTTCGCGCTCCAGACGGGCCGGACCATCCCGGCACCCAACGAGTACGGGTCCGTCTACACGGTGCTGTCCGACGGCGTGCTCGTCACGAACGGGCGCGACGCGCCTGTCGTCGTCCGGTGCTGGCCGCTTCCCCGCGCCTCTGTCCTCTCGACGGTCCCAGCCGCGCAGCTCGTCGAGCCCCTGG